AGTTTCTTCTAGATCACCCTCTTCGATAAGATCAAAGTCCACTGAACCTACTAGTTTTAACCAGTGTTCTTTATGTGCGTCTTTATACTTATCTATAGCTCTCTTATCATCAGGAATAAATCCATGAGGTGTCATTACTACTCTTCCTCTAGATTGGACTCCTCCTATATGATTTTTTTCTACTTGAACGTTAGTTCTTTTTGCAAATTCGACTTGCATACCACTTTTAATTGCCTTAATTTTAGAAGTTCCAGGATTAGTAATATTACCAAAAGTAATTACTAACGTAGAATCATACCACATCGACATTCCTCCTTTATTCTGAAGCTTAGGTTGACCCATTGGCGATTCAGGTTTCATAGTCCATACTTTATTAATTGCTACTAAAGTATTTGTATAAGGTGAGTTTTCTTTTCTTGATAGTAGAATCTTTTGATTAAGATTATTACCAAACTGAGTAGACATAGCACCGGCATTCCATTCGTTGTTGTTTTTATTAGATCTTACTGAAAGATCACATGGAACCGAACCTATACTATCCCAGAAAAAGCATAAGTCATAAGGTAAGTTCCCTTTTGCTTGCTCATCCATAAGATCAGCTATATAAACAGCTACATCTTCGATAGTATTTAAGGTACCTCTATCAGAATAAAGGAAATGTCCTTCATAATCTGTTACTGTACCATTAGTATCTACTACTTCCTCTACTTGTAATCCCATTTCTTTAGCATGTTCCCAAGACCATTTCATCTCAGTAATGATAAAGACTGGGAGAATGCCCAGTTTTTGAGCATTCACCGCAGCTTCTATTAGGGCAGTGGTTTTGCCCGTATCACTATGTCCTCTTAACAGAGTGATGTGTCCGGTGGGAATACCGGGGAGGGAAGTAATGTCTTGAAAAGCTTTAGATAAAGGAATCCATCCTTGTTCTTTAAACTTAACAGAAGCATTAGAAAATCCTTTCTTCTTCTTAAAATTACTTAAATTGAACGACTTACGAACAGCCGCAGTCGCTCTCGCTTTTACTTCTTCTTTTTTCTTTGCCATTTTTACTCGTTAAATAGGTCATCAAATTTACTAACTGTGTCTTTGTTGCCAGCGGTAGCTGTTTCTAAAGTAAAGTCAGCCTTTTGAGGACTAGAGCTTTCTGGCTTAGCAGGAGCAGCTTCTTCAGCCGAACCTGGGTTAAGGTAATTCTGTAACTGCTTCTTAATAAAGTCATATTCATACTGAGTATGTACTTCTGAAGGATTAGGTTGAGTTTTCAACCAAGTATCAACCTGATCATTATTATCAGATAAAGCAGTTTGCTTAGGTTTAATCCTAACTGTAGTTTCCGGATACGGGTTACCTTGTTGTTGTTCTACAACTAAGTCCCATCCGTTTATAACGTCTGTGATATCACCTATATCTTCATCAGCAATTAGCGCTAATAAAGCTTTGTAGATAGTAATACCAAATCCCCATAATCTAACCCCTTTATCTTCTTCTCCTCTTACGATAACAGGAGCGAAGATTCTTGTTTTAGGTTGGATTTTACCAGCCAATGACCAGTTATCTCTATCAGAAGTCTTTCTTAATTCCTTAACAAATTCTTCGATAGGATCTTGCTTACCAAAATTAGATAAAGCAACCATAGGGTATTTACCAATACCGTAGTGAAACTTAAGCTCTTTAAAAGGCATAGTAGGGTCAAAAGCAGAAGGTACTAACCTTACAGTTTGTTTTCCTAACTCTGGTTTCCAAAAAATTGTTGAATAGTCAGTCTTTTCTCTTTGCTGACCGTTGTTGTTTAAGGCATCTAGCTTGGCCTTAATCGCGTTTAAATCCATATAACTAATTTTTAAATTATAACTTTATATTAATATAAGAATATAAAAATTAAGAACCAACTATAGTTCAATAATTTTATATAGCTTTGTATTAATTCTTTTTAAATCTGGTCCTTTCGTTAATAACACACAGTTTTTAAAATCAGACCAATTGATTCTATAAGAAGTATCTAATACTCCTCCATTTAGTTCTTTTATTAACGTATTGAGAGCGTTAATAGTATATAGGGTGTTGGATTCTTTTTTACGATGTACTAAAATAGTATTTTCTAAAAATGTCCCCACATTCCCAAAATCAACATTATACGTACATATATACTCATTTAAACTTTTAGAGTATAGTACGAATATTTTGTTGTAAATAATTTTATACCGTTCTTGAATATTCTCTAAAACCGGTTCTAAAGTATCTTCTGTAGCGAAAGTACAGAATAGTTTGTTACTCATATCTTCGTTTAAAGTTATAGGGTCGATGTCATAATCGAATCTATTTTCTGCAACCATTACCATTTGTTATAAATATTATATTGTTTCACAAACATAAATCTTTAGAGTATTTAAATTTTACTGGGTATTTTTTACCAGATTCTAATATATTCTGTAATTCTTCTAATGTATCTTTTCCATCTTCCTTGCTAAAGTCAAAAAGTAGCGAATCGTAAGTATATAAAACTACTTTAGTTTTTTTATTTTGTAGATATCTTAATACATCTTTTAAGATAAGGACATTTCTTGAGGTTTCCAACGATTGCATTAAATAATTCATAAGTTTTTGAGGATTCATATCTAACAACTCCTCAGTAAACGGCTTATGTGATACAGGGTTTTCAACTTCTCCTAAAGCTTCATACTTGATCCACAAGGAGTTAATGAACTTTTGAATTTGAACGAAAATATCTACATCTTTATACTCTTCAGGTATTCTTCCGTACAAAGCATGAAAATTAATTTGTTTAGCCTTACTATATTCTTCTTCTCCTACTACTTCTTTATTAAAATATTTTTTAGCAAGTTGCATATGAGCTGATTCGTCAGTTAGTTCGTAGCCTAATTGCTCGCAAAGAAGTCTAACATGATATCCATCGAAGTCAAACTCAACAAAAAAATCATTTTGAGGTTTAAAACTTTTTCTATGATTATCCGTTTTTGGTATTGCAGCAAAATTTACTGAATTAAAAGCATTAGTAGGTCTTGATGTGATATTATATAAATTATAATAAGTATAGGCTATATTATTAACTATATTATAGTCTATATTCCTTGGAGTAAACATTTCTACGAACTGTTCTTTATGTATTCCTATACCTGATTGTTCTAATAAAAAGAATACGTTAGTTGCAGTCTTATTATAAAAGTCAAATCCACTTGGAATACTTAACTCAATAGTATCTTTTACTTTTTCGTATATATTTTCACTTGCTTCATATAATTTAGATATAGGTATAAGTTTATTAGTTATAGGGCTATCTTTAAATTTATTATAAAAAGAATTGATAAATGAAAAATCTCTAGAATATTCTAATTTATTAAACTTTACCATCGAATAAAGTAGTGATAAGTCTATAGCTGCTTGGAGATTAAAGTGGTAGAGTAGGTATTTCTTGTCTAATGTATAAAGTGTTGTATAAGCTTTAAGTAGTTCGTAGACACGCTCTTTATCTATATTTAAACCTTCTTCATGATCTATAGGGATAATAAATCCATGCTTAGAATTGATAGGTCTTAAGTAAACTGCTACGGTAGAAGTAAGTTTAGGATGAAAATAAGTATTAGTTGGAATAATATCTACGTATCCTCCTAATCTTCCTAGTGACTGTAACCTTTCTAATTGAGTATCTGTCTCAATAATATAAAACATATATAACCTTTTAAGTAAGATAAGATAAAAATCTTAAACTACAAACTGATCGAAGTTAATTATAAACTGAGATATACCTTTTATGTCTTTTTCAGCTTCTTCAACAGCTTCTTTATTTTGTGCTCTTGCTCCGAAATATATGTAAGGACCTTTATTAATATTTTCTAATGGAGAACTTAATATCCACTCTAATGATACGGTCTTAACATATACCTCTAATTTAAATTTAAGAAAATTTTTTCTATTTACCTCTATTATACTCTTATTTCTTTTATCTTGAACAAAATACCTTGTAAACTTACCGTTTTCATAATCTTTTTTAGTAGGTTTAATATGATTATTTTTAAACCTTACTGGTTGATTACTGAACTCACCAGTATTTCTAGTATCTTTAAGAGTAGGTAAACCTGATTTAAACTCTTTACCTTCGTAAAAATTACCTTTATATGTTTCAATATAAACACCAGTATAGTAAGTTCCATCTTTTCTTAAGAACTCTCCACCTTTAGTGGCTTTTACGATATATTTTGATTTTGGTAAATACATTCTAATTATTTCTTAAGTTACTATTTCTACCACGGCCTCTTCTACTTGATGACTTAAATTCTATTGTTTTTTCATCTAATACTTTGTCTTCATTTACTGTAGTTATATCTTGTATACTTGCACCACCGAATTGAAAGTGGAAATGACCTCCTGTAGCATGAGCTGATTTGTCCGCATATTCATCTCTATATTTATGAGGATAAGAAGCCATTAATTCAGCACTTGCTTCACTGATTATTTTAGTGGCAAGTTTAAGTTGTTGAGGAGAATGTGTTTGTTGTATTGCTAAATCTAAAGCTTTACCAAACCTATGTAAAGTATTTCCGTTTTTAGGATTATATAAATGGAATGAATCATTTCCAGCAGTCCACCTAAATACTAAACTACTTTGAACTGTCGGACCTAGTTGTCTAGGACTTTCTATTCTACCAAGAGTATCTCCGTATAGTTGATTATTTCCTTCTCTTACAATTTGACCTAATTGACTTTCACCGTTTATTTTAGTAAAGACTTTAGCCATAAGTGCTCTACCGAATTCTGCTGCCTGAGGTGTAATATCCATTCCTGCTGAAGTAAGCTCGACTCCTTTTTCTCTAAATAACGTTCCTGTGGTTGGAATGAAATTTCTCATATGAGTAGCATTAGGAAAACCTTCTTCTAATATTTCTTCTGGAAATATATCATCGACTGAATCTAATATATCTTCTATTTCAATGTCGCTTTTCAATACCTCTTTCAATGGAGTAGTAACCATCATTAAGGCTCTTATAGAAGTAGACCATCTATTATTTGATATACTATTATCTATAGCAGTAATAGTAAACGCTATGTTATTTTTATATCTTTCAGGTAAGAGACCTTCTCCTAAATTAAAAACATCAGTAATTCTAAGTCCTGATATACCCATTATTTCAAAGCTTAGCTCTAAAGGAATAACTCCAGGAGCATTAGTATCTGCATCTATCAATGCTTTTTTTAAGAGCAAATTTGTTACTATTTGATGAGCAGGTATTAATTCCTCTATCGAAAGATCTGTAAGAGTTCTTTTAGCGTTCATATTTCTTACAAACTTTCCTACTACTTTAACATTCTTTTTTAATTTTTCGTTATCTTCTTTAGTATTATCTACTAAAGCTCCAGTACTTCTTACGCTTGGATCTAATTCTCTCTGTGGTACTATTCTATCAATAAAATTACTATAAAATGATTGAAAATTAAATATGTTTTCATTTAGAGTAGCACCCCCAGCAGATGCTCCTATTGAAATAAGAGTAGATAAATTACTAGGTATAGAACTTTGAATAGAAATATTAGTTGCTAAACTTTTCAATCCAAATAGATCTAGTGTATATGTTATTTTATCACGAGGTGGAACGGCTCCTCTATCAGAAATAAAATACTGTTCGTCTCGTGCTTCAATAGCAAAAGTATTAATGTTACCTAAACTCTTAGCTATATTATCTAATATTACTTTGATATAATCGTATCCGTTAATATCCTCATTCTTATTATTTTCTAATAAATCACCATACACTTGTTTAGCAAATGCTACATTTACTAGTATATTAAGAATATCATTTGTTTCTCCTTGTATAGTATTTTCTACTTCTTGAGACTGAGCAAACTGTATATTAAATTTTCTATCTTTATTAGCAGTTTTAGGTAAGAAGCAAACATCTAGATTACTTGATATATGTTCATCAAAAGTAATAAAAGGTGAAACGTTTTCATCAGTAGCTTTTGTATCTAACGGGTTATGTTTTCCTGTATAGAATCTATATAATAACTTACCTTCGTCTCTTAAACAAAAGCAAGTATTTACTAAATTTATTAAGGAACCTAAAGTAATATATTTAGAAGTAGTTGAGGTACTACCTCCGTCAGCTGTTTTTGCATTATCTAGATTTAATATTACGTAGTTTCTTATTAATTCTCTTTGAGTCTGTATATCTTCAGATCTTCCTACTGCTCCTTGGTTTCTTGGAACCTCATAAAAAGAATCAGATACAGGTTTATTGTCAGAAGTATTGGGAAAAAGATTAAGAATTGACTCTAGATATATATTAAATACATTTGTGCTTCCTTCTCCTCTTAATTTTTCTTGCTTTTCAGATGGAGTAGGTGTGAATAAAGCAGACATAGATTCAGCTAATTCACCATATCCAGTTATATCAACACTGCAGTTATAAGTACCGTCTGGATTAAAGCTCCATACGTAATTACTTATTTTTCCTAATAATGCGTCATAGTTAAAAGTCTGCTCTTCTCTTATTCTATGAATTTCATCTAATATTAACCTAGTTCTGTGAACGCCGTCTTCATCATTACCTTCAGGAGTATCTATAAACCATTTTTGATATGACCTAGCAAGCGTATTTAATTTACCTTTATTATCTAATATCATAGAATGTCCCCATTCTAGTAGTACTGAATAACCAGGTAACATATAAAGTTTTTCAAATTTATCTAGTTCTTCTACGCTATTTAATTGAAATTCAACTGTAGCTTTTTTTATTGCACCGAATGTTCCTTCAGTTTTAATATCAGCATTTGTAATACCGGCCATTGGCCTGAAGCCAAATTGTTCACTAAATGTATACGAAGTATTTTTACCAGAAAATATACCGTCTTTTATACCTTTATTACTATCGAATACTCCTCCAAAAAGAACATTTTCTTCTCCTTTTAATTTAGAGTCTTCAGATTTTTCTTTTACTCCAGATGAGAGTTTTACCCATCCGGTATTACTATTTAAAAATTGGATTTGGGAATCAGATCGTCCTGTAGAATTATTAACAATATTCTTTCTAGCCTCGAATTGAAGTTGAACTGAACCAGTTATATTACTATAAATGTTCGATTTATCTGACCATCCTAATGACATTATCTTGACGAATTAATATCCTCGTATAATTTTAAAGCAACACCTTTATCTGCTGGTATTCTTAACTGTTCACCAGGTGTTGGATTAAGAGAAGCTTTTTGATGATTATTAGACGTTGCTATAATCCACCATAACGAAGAATCATTATAAAACTGTAATGCTAATTTATCATACCTGTCACCAGCTGATGCAATAATATAAATATCATTTTCAGTTTCAGGTATAGTAGGGTATATAGCATTAGTATAGTACCTTTTACCTTCTTGGTTTTTATATTTATCTATACTTTTATACCTGTTCATTATATAATATTAAAGCCTGAGTTTCCTTGATCTAGGGATAACGGGCTAGTTTCATTAAATGAATTTAAATTTATATCATTAGTTTGTATCAGCCCAAAATCGTCAGATGGAGGGGCAGGCTCTACTACCGGTGAGTTAAATGTATCTTGAAATTTTCCTTTACCGTCAAAGAACTTATTTACATCACTATTAGTAGTATAGTGGTAGTATCCTGTTTGAGGAGTAAATGTATGAATTGGGGTATAACTCAATGCTACATTCAGAACCATAGGTAATTCCTGTACATCGTTATCTTTATTTCTTTCTCCTGTTACTGGGTCAGGACTATTTAATGCTATTTCAAATGGATATGTATTATCCCATGTAATATCAACAGAATTTACAAATCCAGGTAGCTGGTAGAAGTAGCTTCCTAATGTAAACTTCATGAAAGTACCTCTCATAAATCCTCTATCTGAGTAAGTAGGAGCTGTGGTTGAAGCTAAATAGTTTAATTTTCTGTATATAGGAGCTAACTCATGTCTTGTCATAGCAGCTACTTTAAAGTTCACATTTATATCCCTATTAAAATTATTATAGTTATAAAAAGTTTCACCTCTACCTACATAATTAAATTCATTCCAACTACTATTATAAGAGTCCGAAAAGTCATCAATAAGTGCTCTAAAGTATAGATTAACATTATCTGTTTTTTCAGCTGTCTCTCCTGGAGTAATAACCTCAAATCTAAATTTAACCATATCTCTTGCTTCACCAGGTTGCATAGTCTCTTCAATGAAGCCTTGGCTTAGACGTTTTTTTGTAGGACTTAAAAAGTTTTTCTTATCTATTTTATCTATTTGAGGTGTTTTTTCGTAAGGAGATTTTCTCTGAGCTTCATTTCTACCTGAGATGTTTCCTAGTCCTATTCTATTTTCTAAGTGATAAGATTCTTTTCTGACTTGTTGTATAGTCTTTCCTACAAATGTAAGAGGTGCATCTTGAGATACAGTATCATTGGGTGTATATTCTGGATATTGTGATTCTACTGAGTCGTTTACTTTTCCTCCTTCTTTTACTATACCGGCATAGGATCTTCCTAAGTATCCTGCTCTTTCTCCAAATCCTTTTACAAAATGAGTTCCAGTTCCGTTTAATGGTACTTGAAGTAAAGTTGAGCCAAGTACTTTAGCTGTATTTAAAGTACCGCCTACTATATTACCTAGTAGTGTTTGTTTACCTCCCTGTTGAGCTTTACCTTTAATACGAACTTGACTTAAACCTTTTTCGTTAGAAAGATAATTTAATCCTTCTGGTCTAGTCATAAGTGCAGCTATTCTAGCTAGATCATCTCCTCTTTTTCCAAATTCGGTAAACTCATTACCTTTTTCTCTTATTTTAGTAGGTATTTTCTTTTGGATAATAGGACCTCGGCCAGAACTATAGCTGCTATACTTTAGCTGGTTTAATTGCGTACCTTCTATGTAGTTTTTAAGTATAGGCACTATTCAGGCTTATTATCTATATATTTAGATGGTGTTTTTGCATCTAAATCTAATACACTTTTATTTAAAGATTTTAAATTGTGTAATTTAGAAGCAGGAGATGCACCGGCTCTTCTACCTGGAGTGTCTCCTTTAAGTCCTAAAATTGATTGTTTTAATTGATTGTTTAATATTCCCATGGTTGTTTATTTATAAATAGTTTTATTTATAGCTTGTTACTATTGCTTTCTGTACTACTCCGTTTGAATTTATATTAAGAACTGTGCTTTTTTTCATTTCACTAAGTACATCTTTGAGTAGTTTATTGGTTTCTTCTCCAAATCTTGTACCTCCTGCCATAACTAGAGTATCTTTAGGATGAGACTGAATAGTAAAGTCATTCAGTTTCATATTTCGATTTTGTCGTCTTGGCTTAATTCCTAATTCTTCATTTTTTCTTTTTTGGTTAGACTTTGCAGTAGCATCTGCCATTACATCGAATGCATCTTCTCCAAAAAAACTAAAAAGACTTTTACCTTGACCTAAAGCTGTTACGAAAGCGGTAATTCCATCTACTAACCCATCTATAGCTCCTCCATCTACTAATTTAGATAATTGGTCTACAAATTTTTCTTGCAATGCTTGAAGCTTTTCTTGAAAAGTAAGATTCTTTTCTAACTCTTTTCTATCTCCAGCTCTTAAAGCCATTAGTTGAGCTTTTTCTCTACCTACTAATTTAGTTCCTCTTTCTATATACTCATTATACTGATCAGCAGATAATTCTAATTTCTTTTGTATAGCAAAAGCTTTACTAAGTTCTTCTGTAGATAAACCAGCTGCCTTAGCTGCTGCTTGCAAGAAAATAGGACTTTTTCTTTGAGCTTCTGTTAAATTCTGAGTCTGTTTTAATACTATAGCTGATGCGCCAGCTATATCTCCGGTTACCGCTAGTGCTCTAGCTCTTTCGAAATTTAACTGCCTACCTGTTAATAATTCTAATTCTAACTCATTTTGTATACTAGTTTCAAAATCTAAAAGAGATTCAGCAATATTTTTTGCATTTGCTAGTGTTAGTCCAAATCTTCTAGTTTGATAAACTGCCTTACCTAAAGCAGTAGCCGAGTTTCCAAAGTAACTCTGTATTTCAAAACCAGAATCAGATATTTCTTTAAATAGTTTTGCTGCCGGTATAGTAAATCCGTTAGCATCAGCTAGGTTTTGATTTAGCTTAGTTACAGCTGTGGTTGCATCAAATGCATTACCACTAAAGGTTTCGAAAACTAAATTAAGGTTACCAGCTTGTTCAGCTGATAGTCCTAAAGTTTTTGTTAAAAATACTTGATTTTCTAATAATTCGCCAGATGTAATAGTTGATGCTGTAAAACTATCAACAAGTTGACCTTGTGCTTCAGCTAACGATGTTGAATTAACAAGTAAGTTAGATGATGCCTGTCCTATTCTAACAAACTCCTGTCTTAATGCTCTAGCGTTTTCTTTTGTTGTACCTAGTGATTTAGCGAGTTTAGTAGCAGTTTCATCAGCTCCTACCAACGCCTTAACCATTAAGTTTATAAGAGTAACAATAGCCGTTACCGCTACTCCCATTACACCAAAAGTTTTAATACTTCCTTTAATACTGCTGGTGAATCCTTTCATACCAGCACCAAAAGTACTAATCTGGGTGTTATTTTTTATATTGGCAGCTAACTGTTCTCTTGATGCTGTAGCTCCATCTTTAAAAGGTTTCGCAAAATTTTTCAACAGAGGTACTCCTTCGGCTATTCTGGCTAATCCTTCAAATCCTCCACCTGCTGAAGATAATTTACTGGCAGAATCTGCCATTTTATCTAATGTCTCACCAGCCTGTCTACTTTTATCTTGTAAGTTGCTTATGTTTTCAGCTTGTTTATTATATAGCTTTTCTAATTTTTCTTCATCTAAAAGTTGTAATTTAAGATTAGCTAGTCTTTCCTCGCTTTTTTCAGCACCTTTACTCTCTTCTCTTATTATGCTTTTTGTAATACCTTCTATCTTTCTTAGAGAAGCGTTTCTCTTTTTTGAAATATTATCAACCTGCTTTGTAAGCTCTCGTTGAGTTTGGTTGTTTTCTAGTATTTTCTTTTGGATTTTATCTGAGCTACTAAGGTCAGTAACTAACTTACCGCTTATATCGGTTATTGATTTAAATGTAGAATTTAACGCATTAAAGTTGTTCCCTACTATTTTAGATCCGTCTGTAAGTCTCTCTAGTTGTTTATTTATTTCAATAAAACTAGATTTTATTTCAGCAGCTTCTTGTCTTAACCTAGCAGAGGTTTTTTGTACTTCTTTATTTTGATCTTCAGCCATTCAGATAGTATTATATCTATAAATAGGAAAGTTTATTTTTTATGTCTACTAGAAGTGAACTTTGGCTTAATATTTGGTCCAACAGGATTCTTTTTTGTGGGTGTATTTTTTTTAGCAGCTTTATTAAGTTCTTCGAAATGGGCTTTTAATTTTTGAAAGGTAAACCTTCTTAACCATATAGGCATATTATACACTTCGGTCCAAGAATAACCTCCTTGTCCATTAAAAACTATTTCATGAATTTGTGAAAATATAGTCTGTCTATATTGCGGCGTCAGGCCAAAAAAAGTTTAGGCCGATGGCCACTTCAACTTCCTCCTTCCCACCGTCCTGATCAGTAACTTCAATAGTCATATCTACATCAGGTTGGATTTCTGCATAATAATTTCTCAGTTCTCTTGCATCTCTAGCAAGTAAAAAATTATCTACAAAATCTCTTATGTCTTTTCTTTCAGTAATTCCATTTACTGAGGTAATCATATATTTAAGTCTGGTTGAAATTTCAGCTGAACTGTCTTTGTTCAACTTTTTTAGTCCTTTAATTTCGCTATCTATTAACCCTTGGTCTTTATGAGTTAATAATTTAAAGGTAACTGTATTATCGGTAGTAGGTAATTTAAATGTAAATTCGTTTTTACCGTCTTTAATAAGACCAGCATCTAATTCTTTATTTTTAAGTAGTGATATATCAACTGTAATTTCTTCTCCTTTATGTACTACTTGATAGTCTTTTCCGTAAGATAATATTCTAGCAGCAATTAATAATGCGTTTTTATCTCCTACTAATATTTCCCCATAATTTATCTTCTTATCTACTATTAATGATTGAAGTAGTTTATCTATTACTGTACCGTTTTTAATGTAATTTTGGTTAGTAAGTATATCTTCTTCTTTAGCGGTCATATATTTCATTTCTATAGTACCGGAAGATAATGGTGATTCTTTAGGGTATAATAAACCTTTTGAAGGTAATTCTACCGTTTCGGTAGGTAAACTAAATTTTGATTCCATAAATTTTATTTAATATAACTTGTCTTTATATAAATATACGAAAAATAAATTATGCTACAAACAAAAAACCCGACTAAATGCCGGGTTCTTAAATATATGTAAAAGTATTCTAGTAGTTAAGTATACAATAGTCCATTGATACTGTCATAGTAAGGTCGACTTGAGCGCTTTCAGCCCAATCAAAAGAGCCAAAATTGGCAGTTTGTATAAATGCTCCTTTGATAATCCACTCTCCTACGATATCACCTACAGGTCCTAATATGTTTAATGTTAAATCTTTTTTATAGAAATCAGAGTATCCTGCTCTTCCAGTTACTGATTCGTAAGATAATCTAGCCCACTCCATTACTGCTTGTGCTCCAGAAGGTGTGATTGGATCATATAACGTCATATCCATGTCACCCCATTCTCTCTTTCCACGAATTTTTCTATAAGTGTTAATATGGTCTAATTTAACGACTTCGTCTGTAAAGTTAGGAGCCGCTACATTTTTCACCATGAAGGATGGAATACCATCTATAAATAAGACGAATCTGTTTTGTACTTTCGGTTCGAAAGCTTTAAACATTATTTCATTTGGGTCTAATACTGCCATTTTATACTTTTATTATTTATTATAAATATCTACTTTTAAATTTATGCTCCAAATGTTGCTCCTGTTGGTTCAACTGTGAAGTCAAGTACAATAAATTCTGCTGTCTTAGCTGGTTGTATAAAGATTTGACCTACTAATTGGTTTCTATCTACTATATCAGCCGTATTGTTACTGTCATCCATTACTACTCTGTAAGCATAAAGACCTTGTCTCTGTACTACTGTATCTAAGTATGGGTTAACAGCTGCTAAGAATTTATTTCTTGTATTTACTGTGTTTTGTTCGAATACTAAATTCTGTGCTTGGTTACCAACAAACTCTTTAAGTTCGATTAGTAATC